CGTATCCTGTAGGAGGCTAATGGACGGATCCAGCTCGGACGACGCCCCGGCCGCCTGTATGACCGTGACCGTGGCCGTCTTTCCGTCCGCTCCCGTGAACAGGATGGTCCCGGTTCTCTCCGATCCGGTGTTGGACTCCAGAAGCATGATTCCGTTCGTCCCGCCTCCGGTGCCGTTGACCGCGTCGATGTCCAGCCAGTCGTCACCGCTCGTCACTTCGGCCGTCCACGACTGGTTCGCCTCTATCGTCAGCGTTCCGTCCGCATTCGTGAACTGCGTCCTGTCGGCTGGGGCGTTGATTGTCGCAGGCGTGACGCGCAGGTAGGTCTCAGTGACCGCTGCCGCCGCCTGCACTATCGTGAACGACTTCGAGTATGTCCCCTTCCCATCGGAGCGCGTCCCCGTTACAGTGACGGTGCTCACGCGCTCGGACGAGGTTGTGTTGGCCCTGAAGTTCACGACGATCGTCCTCGAAACTTCATTGAGGTTGACGGTTGCCCCCTCGAGTGCGCCAGTAACTGTCGCCGTCAGCCCTGTGAGGTTCTCGGAGGAGAAAAGCTGCGTGACACTCGTGGTCGTGGCCGGGACGCTGAACGTATCCTGTAGGAGGCTAATGGACGGATCCAGTTCGGACGATGCCCCTGCCGCTTGCATGACAGTGCACGTCGCGACAACGTAATTAGTTTCAACAGCGTCACAGATTAAGGAAACATGACCTGTCCTGCTGTCTGAGGACGTGTTCGTGTTAACATCGATAACTACATCCGAGTCCACGGCGATCCAGTCCGCATCAGACTCCAGCCGCCAACCGACAGAATCCGGATCCGACACCTCGTAAGGAATAGATAAACTTGCTGCTTCCGCGGACATCTCCGATTCCAGATTCCATGTCGGAATCGTCTTGCAGGCCACCGTGGCGGTCTTGTTTGAATCCATCACTATTGTCTGCATTCCGGAGTCGATCATCCCATTCTTGTAAGCCCACACTTTGACAGTGGTGTTCTTCCTGAACGTCATTGGCTCCGTGTAAGTCACAGCGTCAGCTATGGACGATTGTCCCGCGACATATTCAAGAACCTTCACAATGGCTCCCGGTGTCGCGCAGTTCACTGTCAGGGTATATTCATTCACCACGGCGGCCACGGTGAGATTGCATCTTGCCGTGAATCCGCCGTCGTTGGTTCTGACCCCTATGACCGCCCAACCGGCGGCAACCGCCTTCACTGTACCGTTTTGGTTGACCGTGGCGACGTTCTTGTTTGATGACTCCCATGTCACCGACCGGTCGGTCGCTCTTTCCGGCGCTACTGTGGCCACCAATGTTTCCGATTCGCCGACAGCGAGGGATAGCACGGACTTGTTCAGACTCACACCGGTGACGCTCACTGAAGCGATCTTGTAGGTGACAGTGACTGATTTCTCCGCATAGACGCTTGAATTGTCCTTGCTTGTCGCCCGGATCTTGACCGTAGAACCGTTCGCTCCTCCCTTGACAGTAAGCAGCCCCTTCTCATCGATGGACGCATAGTCCGGACCGCTCACCACACTCCAGGTTATGCTCCGCTGTGTCGTGTTCGACGGTGAATATGTCACCTGGAACTGCGCCGTGTTGCTTACATCGTTCACGGTGGACGGCCCGAGGATGCCAAGTCCTGTGATGTCCACTTTGTCAATGACAGTGTTGTTAGGGTTTGCGTAATGCCATTTGAACGTCATGCTGCTGACAGTCCTATCCGTCAGCGATGTCTTGAACTCGTCCACGACAATAGCCCGTTCCGAACCATCCTTCTCGATGATGTACCTCTCCTTGGCCGCAAGAAACTCCAGCCAGTACCCGTTCATCCCGACGCTGTCGATGTGCCCGGAGTTCTGCTCGAATGTCATCGAATAGTCATTCTCCAGCTCCTGCTCTATCCCGGAATTCACGAACACCTGCGTCTCCGACTCTATCGAGCGGCTGAACTTCCCGGTTGCGTGAATATATTCATACGTCCCTCGCCGCCCCAAGAACTTGTAAGTCTTCAGCGGCAGCCGTGTCCTTCTGATCTCGAATGAATATGTCTCTGATTTGCTTCCGGAATATTCAATCCAGATCTTGAACCCCGTTATTTTCGATGTGTCCAGACCCTTGGATGCAGCAGTGGACAACATTGTGCCGGTGGAGATGTCAAGGTCATAGTATTTAGTGGACACATAATAGGTGGGGCTAAGTTTGTAACTGGTAGAAGAGCCTCCGTCAAGATAGTCGAATCTGACATAAGTGGAGACATCACCCGAAGTCTTGTAGAAATAGAGCCGATCTTCCGCTCCTTCATAGGCAGGGGACTTAGTCGGCCTTGTCGTGAATATAGTTGCGGCAAGGGACTTGTACGCGAACTTCCTGCAAGGCAGCACGCTGAAACTGTACGAACACGAGGACGAGCCTTGTGTGGCAGTGAATGAGCCAGTCACCATCCCTATGCCATTGCCCATCAGCGCTCTGAGAATCTCGCCGGCCGGTAGCCGTACAATTCCGGAGTTAGGAGCCACGTCAAAGATTAGCACCTCCTGTGATGCAAGGATTCGTGAACCAAACTTAACGGTGATCGTCACCGTGTCATCCGATTCCGTGGTCAGCGTCAGCCAAGAGCTTTCGTCAGCGAATTGTATGCTACCTGTAAATTCCATATCCGTGTTTCAATGGCAGGGTATATCATCCCCAACCCAGAACAAATGTACGGCAGGAAGTTCCATTCAGAAAGGACATCAGATTTCGATGAATTCCCCACGTGTCGAGACCGCCTCCGACCCCGCCGCCACCGTCACCGAAAGCTTTGCCACAATCCATTTCCTCCCCTTGAAGTACACCGGCCTGTACAGTCTGAAATTATGCAGGTCGATAGGGGAGAGGTTCACATCCACCGACACCCTCTGCCTTGTCTTCCCCAACCACTCCGCAAACGCCTTGTGGTACTTGTCCCAAAGAGCGGCGGGCGTGATGGATAGAGCTTCCAACGAAGATACTAATGGTAGGTCTACATTGCAGGCAAACCCATTGCTGATCAATTGGTCGTTGAACATAACTCCTATGTATGTTTTCTTACTTCGTTCCGAACTTCCTGTCTCCACGTCAATAATTGGTGTCATACGGTATTTCCTGGCAGTCTCTCCGTAGAAGATTTTTTCTGGAGAACATCGCACAAGAGTGAAGTCTGACTTGTTGCTAAACTCATCGGAGTCATTGTCGGGTTCATGTTTTGAAATTGCCCCACTTGTGTATAACACGTCACATTCGTATGCTGCATCGGATAACGGCACCATATTGACGTAGTCCCCTTGTCCTGGTTGTGTAATATAAGCCTTATATTTCCGACCTGAATAGATATCACCGGACTGTTTGCAGAACACGGTTTTATATTCTTCTTTGTCATCGAAACAATCCAGAATGTCTTCTATCCATCTTGCATCAGAAATATCGGCTATAGTCCCATTTTGAATGGATTCTTGAAGAGTGTTTCCATCTAAGTTGCTTTCCTCTTCTTCGTACCCAAAGGAATATGATTGGCTTGGCTCCTCCTCTGTGGCAAAATCATCGTTAATTTTATCAGTCCAATCTGTAGGGGAACTTCCTAAAATGGATGTATTGAACATGATTTTGAGGCGGTAGTTTTCAGCAAAGCAACTCGCTCCGAATATTGAACACAAGTTTTTGATCAGATTCGCAAACGTGATGTCTGGTAAACAATGGGCGACATCAGTTATATAATTTCCTGTTTCTATCCCCCCGAGGGTGGTATTATTCCGACTTATGCTACCATCGGATCTTGTTGTTGTTTCTGAACTCAAAGAACCACGTGTGACCCCATCGTAAATTATCTCGTGATAGCATCCGAGTACACAAAGGTCTTCAACAGTCACAAATGACACCCTTGTCGGGAAATCTACCGGAAGGTTCCTCATTATGGTCGCGACTCGAACGGCTGGAGTAAAGGTAGAATAATCGAAAGTCTCGTAACTACTCACATAATTTAAGTACTTGGTCTGATAGGTGCGTTTCATTGTATCCAGTGGACCGAGCGATCGGATTGTTCCCTCGTAAGGATGCAACGCTACACCTGATTTACGTATGAGTAATGGTGTGAAAAACAAATCACTTGACGGCACACCATCTCTGACATCGAACTCCAGAATCTCCTGGTCCCAGATCTTCCCTTCCAGTCCCACCACCTTCTCCGTGAATGTGTACATCAGACACCCGTCCTCGATCCCATCATACACCAGCGTCCCGCTCACAAACGGCACACCCCCGATCCACACCGAAGCCTCCAGTCTTTTCACGTTCGGCGCCAGGAACATAGCCGGCGTGTACCCGAACACCCTCCTGTTCACCGGACTCGGCGGAAACGAAATCTGCGTGCTGAAAGCCGAAGGAATATGATCCTCCTCCAACATCGGATTCTCCATCTCGATCTGGAACTCGAACCCCTTCGTAAGATCCAGCTCCGTGAAATCCTTAGTCAATATCCTAACCATAACGAACTCATTATGGCACAAAAATAGCCACCCTCAGGTGGCTACAAAAGGACAACGGAAACGGATTCTATTCTTTACCCGTGTACTTCGTGAAATTAACAGGTGGGATAAGAACCGCACCCAAGCCTCCTTTCAATGCCACATTGGCAATGTGTTCTCTTACAAAAGGGAACACAATGGCCGCACCATTGATACGGCCAAAATCCTCATCGCTTTTGATGTCCGATTCACCTTCTTTCTTGAATATTCCCACCATTTTTGCCGTAATCCTGAACTGCTCAACCTCGTCACGCTTTTGCGCCACTGTAACATCAACAGTGACGGCTATTCTTGGTTCGGCAGATGCGACTCCAACATTTATATCGAATGAGTTTTGAGCCTTCTTGTCGAATATCACATCGCTAATTCTTTTGAAAGAACTTTCGATTAGGATGATATTTTCAAGGGTAAACCCTGACTTTGGATTGCTGTTGTCCATAATTCTTATGCTGCTTTTGGATAGTTATCATTATTAATTTCAACACGGAATTGCGCACCTGATTGCTGCGAAAAGGAATAAGTCTCACATCCAATAGGCGCTAATGAAATCCAAGTGAAAGGCATTTCGTGGAATTTTGGAGTGATTTCAGATTTCCGCAAAGAGAAGCGATTCTCATCTTTGCACGAGAAGGATGCAAAACCAGCCCCTTCTTTAACAAATTAAGTGACACGCTATGCCAACCGGCGGTATTGCGGTATAACTCATCCCTTGTCATCCCTGGCATCGAATATGTCTTTTTGAAAGTCAGTTTTTCCGGATCCGCCAGCTTCCTTCCGAAGCAAGTCCCGCCGAACCCTATCAGCATTATAGCAACAGCAATGATTAACCTTCTCATACTTATTCAGAATTAATTGTCAGACAAATCCTTGCAAAAATCACTCCGTAACGGTGTCGTGGCGGAGGATGTCGAACTCCAGCTCCTCATTCAGGATCTTCCTCAAAGCCTCATCCAGCTGGTAGAACGCGGCGTTCATCGTCCTGATCTCATTGTCGAACCTTCCATCCATCAACAGCTCCTTCTTCTCATACATCTGCTTTTCCCACTCTGAGAATCGATCCGCAATTTGGAACAGTTCAATTCTGGTCTCGATGATGAAAGAGTCAGCCCCGATCTTGTGGCTTTCTGCGGCAACAGCCGCGTTGTTTGAATTAGTGTATCGCATAACTAATTGTAAATAAATGTCCTCTGCTATAGGTCTGCGATACATACTGGAAGCCTTGCGGCTAGTACAGTCACGGCTTTCGCCAATGACGACCATACAGAGGACAAAAACTCTCTAAAAAATATGTCAGCAATCAATAACGGGACAAAATCAGCCGCTAAAGAGTGCCATCCAATATGTATCGCACCACAAATATGCAACTTCGTTTTTCAAATTCCAAGAGTTTTGCGAAAAAATGCAGAAAAACTTTCGCTACCTGCCGTAAGTACCCCGACGTTTAGCCCTGTTGTACTTCTCCGTCTGCTCGATGATCCCGTTCTTCCCCAGCATCGACACATCCGCCTTGATCGGAACGGAAAGCCTTTTGTTCAGCAGCTCGATGGCCTCCAGCAACTTCTCATCGGTCGCTGACCTTGCCGAAACTACGGCGCCAGCCCCAGAGCCGATTCCAGTCACCGGGCTTGTCGAAGTGTTCGTAAACCCACCGCTTTCCCGACCTATAGCGGCTCCCACAGGATAGACCGCCTCGAAGTTCAGGCTCTTCAACGTTCCAGCCTTCCTAGCCTCCTCCATCGTAGCCACGAACGGCAGCAACGTCGGATTGCTCAGTCCGTCAGCCGGTATCACATATTCACCGCCGTTCTCACCCACAAGCACGGTAGGGGAGGAGACGAAGCCTCTCTTGTCAGGTGAGAGCCGCGCCTTGAAGGCCTTTCCGTCCTGAGCTCGGCGAGTGTTCACGAAGCCGCCCTCCTCCGCACCGATCGGTTGCGCCGCGATCAATGCAGTCTGCGCCGCCCCGAAAGCGGCCACGATCGCGGCAGGAGCCGCACCGGCTGGCCAGCCCCATTGCGCCAAGGTCTTGGTGACCGACAAAGCCGTGTTGATGATGGACTGCACCAGATTGAGCGCTTTCGTCCTCTTTGCTTGTTTGATCTCCATCTCCTCGCGCTTTGCCTCTTCCTCTGCTTCCATCTCCTCGACCCTCGCGTTGTACTGCTCCTGTGACACCAATCCGGCATCATATCTGGATTTCAGATCTTTCTTTTTCTTCTCGTTGTTCTTCTTGTACTCGTTGAATGCCTTGTTTTCCTTGGCGTTGGTAAGCTCGATCGCCTTGCTTGCCAGTTGGAAGCCCTCCTGAGCAAAACCACCAACGGCATTCAGGGCGATTGACAGGCTCTCCGCCTTGTCCTTGCCTGTCTTGAGGTTTGCGAAGAACTCGTTCCACTGATCCTGCGAGACACCAAAAAGGCTACCCTTGCCGGTGCCAGAAAATACCCCTCCGTCGCTCTTGTTCTTTTGGGTTGTAAGTTCGGCGATCTTGGTTTTGGTTTGCTCTAGCTTCAATAAGTATTTGTCAAGTTCATCTTGCTGAAACTTGATTCCGTCTATTCCGCCTTCGTCTTTAATTTTTTCTAACTGTGACATTAATCTAGTCAGATATGCCAAGTCGGATTCAACGAGAGCATAATCTTTCTCCTTTGTGAATTTCGTGACATTCTTGGAGTTAGGGCTTTCTTGAGCAATTTTGCCGGAATACAAGCTCATTATTTCTTGCCTTTCTATATTGTGCTTTGTTTCCAGCTTAGATTGCTCTCTATCGAACGCCTCCTGCTTTATCTTCAGCAGCGCATTCTGGTGCTTCTTCTCGATAGCCTCAAGCACCGCCGCCTGGTTCTCGTACAGAATCTTGGTGTCCTTGAACTTCTTCAACTCGGCGGCGTACCTGGTCTCCTCCGCCGCAAGCGCCGCCTTGGTCTTGTCCGTCTCAGCCGCCGCAATGACAGCCGCACCCTCCTTGGCCAGCTCGCCAGCCTTCTTCTCGTTCTCCTGCTGCCTTTTCAGAGCGTCATCCGAATGATTCTTGATCTTTTCCTGAAGGTCGCCCTCAATCTTCGACCGCGCCGCCCCGGAGTCCTTCCGTGCCGCCAGCCGAGCCGTCAATGTCGCCACCTCCAGCTGATAGAGCCTTTCGTTATATTCCTCCTGTGAGGAGATCTCCTTCTCGTTGTACCGCCTTGTCAGTTCCGCCTTGGCCGTCAGGAACGCCTCGTCATTGCTCAATGACCAGAGGGCTTTGTTTTTTTGCGGATTTTGGAGGCTTGGTGGGTTTGATGGCGGTGTTGATCCCGACGGGAAGGAAGAGGAGGCGGCTCCGCCACCGGACGCATTCAGGTACTGGGCGGCAGCGAGGTCGAATCCTTCGAGTCTGTTCGCTGCCAGTTCCGCGGCGTCGCCAGAACCGCTCCACCACCTTCCGAACCCATTCTGCGAATCAGCCTTCGCCTTGGCGGCCTCTGCCTCTTTTTTCAACTGCTCCCGGGTGGACGCGATGTAGCTCTCCATAGTAACCCCCGGCCCCAGATCCGTCTCGGGGTTGATTTCAGCCAAGGCCTGTGAATATTCGGAGAAGAATCCCTGACGGCCTCCAAGATTGATCAGCTCCGTCAGCCCCTCCACCATTCGGGTCAGCCAGTCAATCACGCTCTTGATCGGTCCGGCGGACCCCTTGAACGAGAGGATCAGCCCCTCCCATGCGGACTGGAGCAGTTTGACGGAACCCTCGACCGTGTTGATCCTTTCCTCGGCTGTATTCTTCAGCACGCCGTTGACATCCTCAAGCGAATCCCTCAGAGCCAAGGCAGCGTCCACTCCGTCAAGGAACGTGTTGAAGGCGGAGACAGACCTTTTGTCGGTCAGTTCCAACGTGGTGTTAAGGTCAACTCCCTGCGCCTTCAGCTGTCTCAGCCCGGACATCAGTTCAGGGAATGTGCTTACAGGCTTGCCAAAGCCCCCCGCCAGCTTGCCGCTTGAGTCCGCGAGGTTAAGCAGGATGTTCCTTGTGGCAGTGGCCGCGGAAGAGGCGTCAAACCCGGCGTTGGCCAGTGTGCCGAGCAGGGCGACCGTGTCCCTGAGCGAGAAACCGAATGTCTCCGCCACCGGTCCGACCGTGGCCATCGCTGTCTGGTAGTAGGAGAAGCTCAGCGCGCTGTTGTTGGCTCCCTGCACCAGCACCCCGAGGGTGTCGGCGGTGTCTTTGGCGTCAAGCCCGAACATCCTCAGTGTCGCTCCCGCCATCGCCGCCGCTTCCGGGAGGGTGGTCCCGATGGCCGTGGCGAAGTGCAGGACGGACTCCTGCATCTGCATGATCGCACCCTCCTTGAAACCCAGCTTCGCGAGTTCTGTCTGGAGCAGCGTGACCTGCGAGGCGGTGTATTCAGTGGTCCGTCCAAGCTCCATCGCCGAATATGTCAGCGCCTCGATGTCCTTGACGTTCTTGCCGATGATGGTGGAGAGGTTGACGTTGGCCTGCTCGAAGTCCACTATCTTCTGGAACGCCCTTGCCACGCCTCTGACTGCCCCGGCGATAGCTGCGAATGCCGCCAAAGCTCCGGCCTTGACGCTTGATAGTTTCTCAAGCGCACCCTTGGTCTGCCCGGACTGTGAGGTAAGCTCTTTAAGCCTTGCCTTGGTCTGCTGGACCTCGGCATTAAGCTTCTTCCAGTTCTCCGTCCCGGGAACGGCCTTGCTAAGAGCCGTCTGCGTCAGTTTCAGATGGTTCCGGAGTTCCGCCAATGTCTTGTTTTCAAGGGAAATGGCATCCCTGAGTTTGTTGTATTTTTCCCGGCATTCCGTCAGGGTCTTCTCCTGGTCTTTCAGGGTCTTCGTCAGGTTCTGGTGTTCCTGTGAGCCGGTCTTGCCAGCCTTCTCAAGATTCTTGAGTTCAGTCCTGGTCCTTTTGGTCGAACTCTGCAAATCCTTCATCTGCCTGTCCAGCGCAAGCATCTCCTTCCTGCCGCCATCCCCGTTGACAATCAGGTTCAGCCGAAGATCCTCATCAGTAATTCTTTTAGCCATAATCTCACGTGATTTTATGGCACAAAAATAGCCGCTAATCAGCGGCTGCAAAGGACAAATACAATGGAGTTTAACCCCAGATGATTGTCAAGACAACGCTTGCAAGAATGACCAGGCCACTAAGAAGCAACAGCAAATCACCCATAACGCTTTTCTTGGTTTTGTTCTTGGAGGTCAGTCCAACCACGGCACTTCCAATCGTTCCACCTACGAGAAATATAATCAACCCTGCCAAACCGACAAAAATCGCAATCAAAGCGACAAACAACAACGGCCAGACAAGCCAACCAATATCACCGATAAAGAACATAGGACTTCAAAGATTAGTGTGTTATTTCTCTTCTTGCAAAAATCAATCCGCCGCTTTATAAATTAAACTTCTTCAGCAAATAAGGCTTGATGGCCGGTGATTGTCGGACGTGCTCAAGGCATTCTGCCAGATCTTCATCCTTTATGTGTCCAAGATATTCAGCGCTTTCCAGAACCCTTTCGCTGTTGAACTCCTTCACAGTGTAGCAATCCACATAACTATCGTGATCCAGATAATCATTGTCAGCCGCCTTTACCAAATGCTGGTAAGGTGCAATCTGTGAAAACATCTTTTCATTGATCCGAGTGTTTACCAGAAGAGCGGCCAGCACTCCACTGTCATCTGTCCTGCCGATAATGACAAATCTTTTAGGCTTGGATTCCTTTCCCGGCTTAGGCTTCACACTGTCTTCCGGAAACATCTCCATCTTCAGAACCTGACCAATCTCAATAGCTTGCTTTCTGAGTTCGGCAGGGAATGAATCAAGTTCCATCATAACCTTGCAAACCTATCGGTCTCAAGGAAATCCTCCAAATACCGCAAGGCATCCGATGACGCATCCCCTTCTTTGGCGATATTAAGAAGATTCATCTCCTTCAAAGAAGACTTGCTGTTAAAAGCACGATTCCATTCCATTCCGTGCGTATCTTCTTTTATTTGGTTGAAAGACATTTTCGCAACTTTTTCAATGCCATAGTTTAGGCTCTCAATGTCAGATTTGGATAGGAAATCCATATTGGGGTCTTCCTTTGCGGAATACCGCCCGCTTTTGAAATTTATAGCATCCGAAGCCAGATGCATATCATCGGATCTGTGATAATTGAGTTCATTGGAGTCGCCACTGGCCATTTTCAGAACATTGTAGATGTTGGACGGTACCGGCCCGAACGGCAAAGCGCAGATGCAATCCTTGAAAAGGGGAGTGCCATATTGCGCAAGATGATTCTGCTGCGCATAATAGGCCGTCTTGACAAGGCTGTAGATGTCCCTTTGACCATCATTGCTATGTGTAAGAATATACAGTAGAACAGCCTTAATCACCAATATGTCATCTTTTCCAAGTCTCATAAGTGCCTCCGTATTGCATTTGTGTTGCGAATGTGTTTACAAAGAAACAAACTTTGGGCCAAATAATCAAGACTTCCCGCCTGATTTTCACTTCGTTTGGCCCAGTTCCGACTCCCTGATCCGGGCGATGACATCCTCCGTGAACTCGTACATCAGCCGTTCGGCGATGGAGGCGAAAGCGCCGAATACATAGCGATTGTGGATCTTGCGGTTGCTCTTTACGGACTTGCCGCCACGCTGGAGACGCTTCATATCCAGAAAACGCTCGTAGGCCACGTGCACGAACGTCAAAGTCCCCGAAGCACCGCTCCCACCGGTCACCGAAACACTCCTGGACGATTCCAACCGCCCGGAACGCTTCTTGACCTTGGCCTCGATGGCCTTCCCCTGATTTCTCAGAAGCCGCTGACCCTCATCCTGAAGGACCTCACTTACGAAACGCGCCCTGACATCCATCACTCAAACGCAAGCTCGATGCTGTACCCGCTCCAACCTCCGAACACGCTTGCTTCAGGCACTACATCAGCCGAAGCCAGCGACAAACCCGTCACCAACTGACAATTATAGCTGGAAGCCTCCTCCGTGATGTAAGCCAGAATTAAATCCGCAACCTCCAGAAGCCGTGAATATTGCTCATTCTCCGATTCCTCCGTCTTGTCGAGCCCAAGCCCCTTCTCCAAGACGAAGATCACCGTCCCCAGCTCTTCACGGAACGAATCGGAATCCCCACGCTGATGCACCTCCGGACGCGCGACCACCACCTGCACACCCGAAAGATGCGCCAGCTTGGAAGTGGCGTCCGACTGCGCGGTCGTGCAAATCGGATCTATGTGCCCACAGCACCTGCAGGAGTGGATCTTCAACCCCGAAAGGTACTCAGTGAGCCTTTGAAGCCTTGATAATCTGCTCATTTCTCTTCCTTTCCTTATAGTTATGCCACATAATCGACAACACCGAGAACAACGGCTCCTCATCCACCCGGTCGATGTTTCCAAGCGTGTTCTCCTTGGCCACCTCGACCAGAAGGTCATTCCACCCGAAGCTGACACCGGAATGCTTGTCATCCCCGGCGAAAAGCCTCGACAAATCAATCTCCTCCCCGTCAATCTCCAGAACACCAGACTGGAGGTACTTCAAGCAAGCCGAGAACCACATCATCACAAGGTTCTTCCGCCACCCTTTCAACCTCGATGCTCTGCGAATATGCACCCTCGCGTTCCGCTGATCCACATCGGGAACCATACGGCCTGCGCGGTTGGCCTTCACTGACCGCACACGGTACAAAAAGGCGATGCACTCATCCAGATCATCTGTTTCGTGGCTCCTGAAGAACCTGTTCAGAGCCGCCGAGGCGTGCCTGAACTCCCCGAACGTCAGATCCTGGAGCAGTTCCTCCGGACCGTGAAGCCAAACAAGCCCCGAACGCACCACCGGCATCGGATTGGCGACCGAATCAAACGTCAGCGCAGCCGACTCCTCCGAAAAAAGGAATCCGAGGAACCTCTCGCACAGCTGATAGACGTTCTCATCCCTTAAAGTAGGCCTGTGACCGGCGAATATGTCCGTGAACCATCCCTTGACAGTCCTCCGCACCCCGAGCAGCATCCACAAGACCCTCACATTGAAGTCCAACGGAGACTTTCCGTGCTTAAGGCACCACTCGAAGATTCTGAACACCTCACGCACCTGTTTCGGAGTCATCTCACTCCACGAACCAGGCACCTTGACAACCTTACCGGTCTCGAAAACCTCAATCGTGTTCATCACTCGGTGGTAAAGAATTTGTTCCGCCTGTCATTCACAGGCAAAAGCTTAGGATCCGCCTTATCTTCGCTGATCAGAGCCGACAAATCCGTCAAAGCGTCCTTGACCTCACTTTTCAGATTGCCGACATACCAGTCAATCTCATCCATCGTGGCCACACGGTTGGACTTGTTGCCCTGATAGGTAGGGGAGAACCGCCTTGCGATCTCGATAGGGAACACCTCAAGGCTCCACCTCGTTCCGGCCACGATCACCGCACTTAGTATCGCCGCCCTTCTGGCCAGCGAAAGCACCCTTTCGTCAGCCGAGCCGTCGGCTATGGAAGCCCACTTATCCCCCGCGAACGGTCCTATCACCGCCCTTTGCCGCTCGATCACAAGCGCCTGGAGCAGATAATAGACATAGTAGCTCCCATCGATGGGATAGACCGCCTCGAACTCCTGAATATTCCTGACAATGGATTCGCCTGTCATCGTCCTCTTGGCCGAAGCCTTCCAGTTCTCGTTGCCGGAAGTCTCCAAGTAGGTGTACAAAGCGTCCAAAGCCCGGAAATACCGCTCCCTCATCGCTCTGTCATCCCTGTCTATCTGCCATTCGTAAGGACTTCTCTCATTGTCATCGATCTTGACCTTCCGTCCGGTCGATTCGTGGGACACGGACGAAAGCTTAGCGTACCGCATCAACGCAAGGCACGCCACCGGAAGCCTCACAGCGGCCACAAGCTCCGGTTTCTCATCCTCATCGTAAGCCTCCGCGGCCTCCTTGACCACCTCCAGACTCACAAGCCGCGCCACCTCATCGGTGGCGAACCGGATTTCCGTCTCGATCAGCCTGAAAGGAGAGGAAGCGTACCATTGGCCGGTCAGATCCTCCAATTCCTTGGAACCATCCCTGTTTCTGTTGAACAAATCCATCATAATCACTGATTTTTAACCCTTGCCGAAGAAGTAAGGGCATCCTCCGCCGACAACTGCTTGTGGAAGAACCCAAGTTTCAGCCCCTTTCCGGGGAAATTGAACGCTATCGCTTGGTTGATCGGCTCCAGAATCGTCTGTGAGGCGATCTCCGTGTCCGAAAGCAGGAACAGCTTGAACGCATAGAGCAATTCAGAGCCGGAAGCCAGCTTTCCGTTCACCATCACGTTCGACAGCGACGGATGCAGCCCCATTCCGGATGTGATCGCAGATGCCGAAGCCTCCGAGATCTTCAACTGAGCCTCCACAAAGTCCTTCATCTTCTGGTCTATCGCCTCCACGGACCAAGACACACGCCCCGCGCCGCTTTCAGACGGCATATCGAGCGAATAGAAGAACTTTCCGGCGTTCTCCTTGCCGCTGAGCACATCCTGCATCTGCAACAGCAGATCCTCCGTCAACCGGCTGATCTCGTTCTCCACCTTGGTGTCATCCCAAGTCGGATGAACCATCCTAAGACGGTCACGCCTTTCCTCCCAGTACTCCTTGGGAGCCTTCACCAGATAAGCAAGGTTGATTCCGTTGTCCGTCACGTACTTGAATATGGTCGGAATCTCCGAACCCTTGACAATCCAGCGCAACGCTCCCCAATACTGAGGCACAGCATAGAAATCCCTTGCGAATGAATATGTGTGGTTGTACGATGCCGACGCTCCGAACCGTCCTGGATTCTTCCTGTCATAGACCGGATAGACCCTTACGCCCGTCCCCACGCAGGAATGCTCGAAATCCCCGACAACAATGTGTTTCACGTCCTTGATCTCCCTGCTGTCCGTCCACTCCAGCCTTGCGTTCTTTGAAGGAATATGCTCAAGATAGGCTATCTTTGGCTCCCTGCCTATTCTCCGGCCTTTCTCCAGATACTTGGCATCGAAAAACCCTTTCAGATGCAGGTAATCGGTCATACACCCCTTGATGTAGCTAATATAGTCCCAGCTGTCCAGCCACGCCTGGATCTCCCTGTCCTCCTCCCAGTTATGCACGATGTTTCCTTCCTGGTAAGCCAGCCGGTTAAGGAACACGCCCTGCCCGTAGAGAAGCCCCATCTGCCTTTCAAGGATTCCCGGACCAAGATTGTTTTCGTCCAGGATGTCCCTTAGGTGCACCGGCAGATTGTTGTCGTGGCCGAACGGCACGATCTTCTGTCCGCAAATCGTCTGGGGCAACTGTTCCCAGTTCCTCTGTTGCGCCATCCAAAACACGGAGTCCAGACTGCTGTCCCTCCTGTTGGAAAGCGCGAAAGCCCGGCCATCGTTCAGCCGCAGAACGGATGTGTGGTCGGATATTTTTTCGATTCTGCTCATACGAGTATCAGTTTTTGTCCGTTGAATGTCATCAGAAGCGGCTGGTAGAAACGCCTCGGCTCTCCGGTCTCCAGATCCGTGTAGCCCTCGATGATGTCAGCGTTCTTGTTGTGCTCCTTGGTTTCCCTATGTCTCAGCACCCCGCGCCGGACATAGACGATCCCGTCGCTTGTGCCTTTCGTGGGGTTATAGCTCATAAACGAGAAGCTGAAGCTCCTGTCTTCCTCTGACAGTCGCCTCATCTCCGTCAATGCTTCATATACGTTCATATCACAAAGTTAGCCACCTCCCAAGACGATAAAAAGGACACCACGCCCAACCCGGAAACTACAGCCCAAGGCTCGGCTATTTCAGCCAAACGGGCTTGTTTTGTGAATATATTCCCGTCAAAATCAAGTGGTTCAAAGCCTTGCACCCCGCCGCGGCAAAAACGCACTTTTTCGGACGCAAAAGAGCCCGGACCGCGCAACGGAAGAATCGCAATTGCGATTCCTTCCCGAGGGTGATATATGGCGCACGCCCCGCTCAGTCCTTGTTTTTCCCGACCGCACGAGGATCCGCCGCCGAGGACGGCAGCATCGTCTTGCCGCTGGCCACGCCTCTGAGTTGCTTGGTCATCACAAGATACTTGAATGAGTCTGATGGGTTGGTGGACTCCGTAGGCAGCTGCTCCACCGGTAACTTCTCGCTTTTCTTATCCTTGAACACAACCCCGTTCCTGACCACAGTCCTTGCCTTCTCCAATGACAGCTTCAGATGCTTGGCCGCATACGCGTCGATGCGAATCACCGGCAACCGTGGATTACGCTCACTCATTATCTCCTGCATAAATGAATATTCCTCCGGCTGCCCGATGTTGCCCTGGTTGATGGACATAAGCTGCACCGTCCACCCTGTACGGCGGCCGGATTCATCATATTCAATAGCCTTCTTTAACTTGCCGACTTGATCCTCACCCACGGACTTGTAGGAGTTGCCTGCACGGTCATAGTACAGCATCAGGGTCTTGCGCCTCACAGGTGCGAAGAAGGCGCGGAACTTCTCTCCAAGGTCAGGGACATATTCAGGCGCAAGAGTGTAGAGGAACTTCACAACACGCAGGCACGAGCGTCCCTTCTCGGTGTCATTCTGGGCGATGGACATCGAGCACATATTCCCGAAATCCACTCCTGCGATGAGCGGTTTGTCCAGATCGAGATATTTCAGCACCCTGCAATCCTCCTGATCAAGCAGTCCGAATCCATCGTAGGCTTCCTCATCCGTGCCATCATAATAGAAGTGGCGTTCACTCAAGGAGGTGTAGAAGCGGTCGCCTGATTCCAGGGACGGGCGCATAGAGAGGACGGCCGTGTTCAGGTCTGGCAGCTTACCAGCGATGGCATCACCGAACCATTGCTCAGTGAGGATGTCCACATTGATGTACGAGGATGCGAGCATGAAGAACGTTCTGGCTTCCTTCCTCATCCTCAGTTCCGTCCATCTCGCCTTCCACTGCTCGGCCACACGGCACTTGCCGCGGTAGATGTTAAGATCCTCGCCACTGTGGGTCTTCAACCATTTGTCCTTGGCGGCGGCAGCCTCGTGCAAGCATTCGTTATAGACCAGGCCGGCTTTCAGCACAAGCACGATGGCCGGGATGTCCATATTGTGGGCAGATTTCAGGATCCAGTCATATTCCCCGATGTGCGTGGTGTCGGGCATATCGGTGGTGAAACTGAATCCTCGGTAGAAGACACTGTGACCATATTCCTGCCTGTAGCCACGGACTGCCTTCAGCAGGTTGGAGATCTTGTCTTCCCGGAAATATTTCACCTCATCTCCGAAGACAAACACATAGGATGCTCCGGCCAGTGTGGCCGGACGGTCGAGGGAACCGAACCTGATGTTGGTGCCGGTGTAGAAGATGATCGTGCGTTTGTAGGAGACCAGTTTGTTGAAAGGCTTCCAGAAATGTGGTTTCAGCCAGCCCGGAAGGGATGCCATCTCCGCATCGGTGAATGTCGGCGGCTCCTTCTCGATGACATAGTGGACTCCTTCACGCAGGCCTTTGCGCTCCAGTCCCTCCAGAACGGAAGGGAGGATGTTGGCGTTCAGGTTCGTGAACGTGTCGGCCACCCAGACCACGGGCGCGCCAGGCATGTCATAGATGACATCCAGCAGTCTTTCGGCCTGGATGTCGGTTGTCTTGGCTCCGCCACGCCCCACGACATTGAGGTTCTGACAGGCGCCGGCCAGCGACACGATCTGGGCGAAAGGGTTCTGGTACTGGACGGAGGCGGCTTGTGTGGATTCAGGTTTAACTCTCTTCCTTTGCATCCTCAAGGTATTTTACGATGTCAAGATCAACGATGCCTGCATCGGTCCTGAGCCGTCTCTTGACGGACTCCGGAGCGACCACGGTGTCAATCTGCCTTTCCAGCTCATCACGGTTGGCTGCCGGAAGTCCGATGGATTCTGGCGTTGCGGAAAGCAGACGGAACATCGGCTGGTAGATTTCAGCCGGAAGCTTGGCCGGATCATCTTTGTCCAGCTGGAGGGCACGAGCCTTGTTGGCAAGGATGTCAGCGGCCACGGCATAGTCCTTGGAGGTCTTTGCGGCGTCCCTCGCGGCGACATAGAGTGTGTCGAACTGATCCGCCATCTTGTTGCGCATCGCCTCTTTGGAGACCTTACGGTTGCAGAAGAAGAGCTCCACGGCTTCTGAATATATGTCCGCGGCACGCTGGTAGGGGATGCAGAAAGGGGCGCTGGTCAGGAACTTGATCGTCCTCCTTTTGCCATACTGGCCGTCCAATGAATATATCAGCGTCAGCAGGTCTATGTAGATCTGTTCCTTGTCGGAAAGGTTGCCCTTTGATCCGGAAGCAATATATTCCTGAATCTTCTCGAACGCGCCTTCTTTCTCGGCACCGCCGAACAGATCCAGCTTTGAGATGGTGAAACTTTTGTCCCGGACGATGTCGCGGAACTGCTCGACGGAGTCGGCGGCGCCACGCATAGCTCCACGCACAACGGCAAGTTCGATCTCGGCCCTCTTCTCCAGCTGGCCGAGTTTGATGGCGTTGCTGATCTGCTGATCATCTATCGTGACGGGATCAGCCAAGATGACATCCAATTGCCTTTCTGTGATGTCAAGGAGTCCGGCCAGTTCGGCATCAGTCCAGCCGATTGCCGCAAGGGATGAAAGATCATCGAGAAGTTTGGGTGTCAGTTCCTTCATATTCTTTAATCATTCGGTTTATCTCATCGAGCGTCATCTTCAGGCGGGAAAGCCTTTCCTCTCTTGACACTTTCAGGTCAGGGCGGTCGCCTTTCTTGATTTCCCGCTCCGCGCGCCAGATGGAATCCTGGACATTGCGCCTTTTCCGGATTAGCTCGGTGATCGGCATTCGTCTCAGATTATCCAGTTTCTTTGTCAAGGCGAAAATCGGATGTTTGCCAAGAATCCGGTGATGCTCCTTGTAGTATTGAAATTCAGTGCGGGAAACTGAATTTTGATAAAAATTTCTTACCGTTTTTTCCGCGGCCTCGAAGCACTCTTCCGGAGTGGTGCATTTGAACAGATCCTCGTGGGCGTTGACATAGTTGTGCCACGATGTGATCATATCCGCGGCAAGGGCCTTCAGTTCGGTCGGGCAATCAGGTTCGGAGAGGAACGGCCAGTCTTCCCGGAACCGCCCGCCTTTCGTCAATGTCTGCGAGAACGGAACCTCTGTGGCGAACGGAAGCAAAGCTTTCTTCAGGAGGTGTGAATATTCCTTCGGCGCCTTCCTGACAAGAGCGTCGAGCCACTTGTTGGGCGCGTATATGCTCAAGAGCCGAAGTCCTTCAGTGACCTCGGCTCCCGAACATATCCATCTGTCAATCTCGTTACTCATTCAGCAGGTACTGGTCAATCAGATGTGTGATGGCCGCATAGCCTTGAGGAGTGGCGAACACGAACTTCTTGCGGACGAACGCCTCGATGACAAGATGTTCGCAAGGATTCGCGCGATAGACCGGAGTCACGATGTTGCCGAACCGGAATCCGGCCTCGATTGGTCTGTTGAGATTCTTCTTGAAGTAGTCCTTCAGGAACTCCTCCGCTGTCTGGTCTTGCGCCGGAAGCATCTCCACGAGTTTCTCCTTGGAGAACGGTTTCGGCAGCCTTTCGCTGAAAACCTTGTTGCCTTGAACGTCAAGGAACACAAGCGGTGTGGCCAGTTCTCCGATGGAAATCTTGGCGCAAGGAACGCAGTTGGCCGGCACGAGGATGAAATCATCGGAGATATTGTTGTCGGCGATGATTCCGGCAAGAATGTCACGGATGTCAGCGTCCGGTTCAACCGTGACGACAACAGGCTTGACACCTGTCATCTTCTCCCAGACTTTGGACAACTGGCCGTCCGTGCCCTCGTAGGCACAGACAACCAGATTCGTTCCACCGCTTACAGGGTTGCCCGCAACCTTGCCTTCGACGGCTTTTGTGTCGATCTTAGACATCCGCTAAGCTCCTCCGGTCGCGCTTGTGGCGTCCTCGGCGATCTCCGGCATCTCTCCGGCATATTCACCGGCCAGGAACTTGTCAGGCAACGCCTGCTTCCAGGTAAGAGTCCTCTTGGTCGCCTCACCGTCCATCTTGGTCTCAAGAGACAACCTGAGCGGGTTGCAGACACGTCCCATAATCTGAGGACGGCCAGCAGTTGTTCCGTCGCACTCCTGCACGATGGCGATCACGCCACGGTTCTTGAAGACCTCGATGAAATTCTTGATGGCCACTGAGTTGCCCGGGTGGTCGAACACGATACCGGTCTTGATTCCCTCGGCGTCCGGATCTCCGGAAAGTTCCTCGGTGACCTGAATCGTGGAAGCCGTGGCATAGATGGAGATTGCCTTTGCGCCGGTCTTCAATGAGAGGTCTCCAGTTACAACGCAGTTGCCAACCTCTCTTGCCGGTTCGCTGGCGACATCCTCCACATCTACGAGGATGATCTGTGATTTTCTGGTGGCGGCGCAACCAGCGCCGTCACCAGGTCTTGGAATTGATGATTTAACGTAAGTCATAATTCACGCTTGTTATTTGGTTATGCACCGCCTTGACCCTGATCCTGGTTGGTATCTGAACCCTGATCCTTGGTGTTGTCAGCAGCCTTCTTTCCGTTCTCCCACTTGTCGGTGTCCGGAACATCGGAGACGATGCTCTCGACAGGAGTGTAGCCATCAGGCACGGCGGCATACACAGCCTCGGCGATCTTGAAGCCCGTAGAGAGGGAGTACTCGCCGAACACCTTCACATCGTAGTTCTGCTCCTCGATCTTGACGATGCAGTTCTCCGCCTTTGAGAGATCCACAAGCTCCACGAAATTCTCCTTCGGGGTCGCGAAGATGATAGGGGAGTTGTACATCGATTTCAGAGGTACGAGGTGGAAGTTGGTGAAGCGGATGCTTCCGTCATTCTCCACGCCGGTGTACTTGCCGTTAACGGCGAAGTCAGCCCTCTTGTAGCGGGTGAGCAGCTGCTCGGAGCAGTGGATGGTCACGATGTGGGCGAACAGTCCGGAGATGCTGTCAACGAAGCCGTCGATGTAGGCGAGGAGCTCGGAGTCCGACATCGCCATCGGGTCGGCTGCCGCCTTGTAGTAGTTGATCTTGCAATTCTCGTCTGACTTGCCCTCCACAAGGATGGTCTCGAAACCGTCCATAGAGTTCTTGGCGGCCTTGCCCGCGTCACCGTCAGCGACAACGCCAGCATCGATGAACTTACCCTTTGCGATCATCGAGATGGTGATGTCATCCAGCACCTTAGGCAGGATGTGGTTCTCGATGATGTAGCGGGTGATAGGCATATCCGCCATAGTCTTGCCCTGCTCGTAGAGATAGAGCAGCCAGCTCTTGAGCACATCGGCCGGCTGGATCAGCACGTTCAGCTTGTGACGGCGATAAGGAATCCTGATCGGAGTGAAATGGGGCGTTCCCTTAGGAGTCCATTTCGGTGTGAACTGCTGTGAGACCTCGGACATAATGGCCGCGCTTGCGATGTAGTCCGTGTTGGACTGGATGCGGGTCATATGCTTGGCGTCATCGAATCCGTTGTAGATCCTCTTGTTAAGGAGCTCCAACTTCATCTTAGGAGGCATCGTCATCTTGAACTCGGCGTTGAGATCCGTGATGTCGATAGACGCGTCTTCCATCGCCGTGAAAGCGTAAGGATTGACGGAATCAAGGGCTTCCTTCACGATCTTGTTGTGTGCCGCCGCCATATTGATGGCAAAGACCTTGGCCTCCTTGGACGCAGGAACTGCCGTGGCAACCGGCTTAGGCTCCGGCTCGGAAGCCAATGAGACAACGTCCTTCTGTAGTTTCTCGATCTGTGCTGTCAGCGCGGCTGTTGCTTCCGCCGTCTTGGCGGCTACAGCCGCGTCGAAAAGGGTCACGGCATCACCCTCCTCATCGAGGTTGATGCTTTCCAGTTTGTCGAGAAAGTCCTGGCCGTAGTTCTCCAGAACCTTCTGCCGCTCCTGATCGGAAAGGGAAACCTTGCCGTCCTTGACGTCAAGCTCGCTCTTGCCGAAGAGACGGGCCACAAGTCGGCCCATCTTGGAATTGTTGAGAGTTTTCTTATCCATTATGAAAAAGATTGGTTAAATGCTTGCAAGTGCGAAGACCGCATCTATTGTCTCGTGGAGGGTCTTCCTGGCATCCGCCATGTTCAGGCGCAGCGCGTCGGCGGTGAGGAACATCTTTCCCGAGAGAACCCCGTCCTGATCCTTGTGGATGGTAGGCCTTCCGGCCACGACGGCATCCCTGAACTGATCCACAAGCGGTTTCAGCTCGGCCTTCGCCGCCTCGTACCTTCCGGAAAGTGCCTCCCTGTAGGCGAAGTTCTTGTCCGGAGACTCCTCGGCATAGATGACAATTGTCTTCTCTCCGGTGATAGGATTGGCAGCCGTGCTGTCGATGAACACGGCCATGGCTCCGATGGAGCCGACCTCGGAAAGGTCGTTGTCCATGTAGATGGCGTCACATTGGGAGGCCACCCAGTAGGCGGCGGAGGCACAGCAGTCCACATGTGCGTAGACCGGCTTTCCGGCGGCCTTCGCGTGGCTGATCGCCTCGATCATCGGAGGGATGGCAGACGAACTGCCGCCGGGAGAGTCTATGTCCAGGATTATGCCGATGACATTTTCATCATCGGCCATCTCCCGGAGTTTGTTTGCTATGAACGTTGTCCCGTAACTCCCGCAATTGTCGTACTTCGTCATCGTTCCGTGAAGAGGGATGATGGCCACACGCTTGGCCTTTTCCGGCAGCGCACCGGAGTCGGAGACCGTGGTGACGCTTGCCTCCTTCACCTCCATCTCCACGGGTGTCTTGTTAAGAAATGAGCGGGCGATGGGAAGCAGCCGGTCCGGATTGGAGACCAGCCACTTCCCCTGCACGATGTCCCTTGCCAGTTGGAATGTGTCTGCTTTCATCTTGTTAATCAATGTTTACGCAAAGATACCAGCGAGACACCCGTAAGGAAAGGACACGCTAAAAGACAGGGAATTGATACGAGCTGGACAGCTTCAAGGTGTTGGTTTCGTTGACCTCGAAGGCAAGAGGCAAGTCCTCGGTGCCGTAAGTCTCATCGTCCCCGTGGCAGAATCCTACCTTTAATATAAGGTTGTCCCTCATAATCTCCGAGGACTCCGAAAGCGTGGCGTTGATCTTGACGGTCGCCAGCCTTCCGGCATCCTCCGTCTTCTCTGACCGCTCGATGGTGGCGGTTCCTGGAACGAGCGCAAGTTTATGCCAGACTCCATCCTGTCTGTCAAGGCTCTGGGCCTGCAATGAGTCAATGATTCTGATCATCTTTCAATCCGTTTATGTTTATACTGCTGTTGATGTAATCCACCATGTTGATAAGTTTCTTCACCAGTTTGTCCAGCGTCTGTTGCGATTGCCTGTAGATCCTCTTGTGCAGCGCGTCGAAATAGTCGGTGCTGAACAATCCCCTCGACACGATGAACGCAGTGACTATGTCCTTCTTCTGGACTCCGAGTTCGTAGCCGGCAAGGTAGTACTGCTTGAACTCGATGTCAAAGAAGGCGTTGATCGCCATATTCAACGCCACCGTGCTGTACTTGTCATAATAAAGGAACTTATCCCTCATAGGAGCCGTGGCGATGTCGCTTGGTAACTCCAGATCCACGACCTTGTCGCCTTCCAGAGCCACCGGACCCTCCGCCACCTTGCAATGAGCCACGAGAAGCCTGCCTATGCTGTTTCGGGCATAGACTTTCAGAGGCCCGCCCGGACTGTCAGGCGGGAACAGGTAAGCCAGATAATCCGCCATCATCGGCGAATCCACTTTCAATTTGACATCGAGCATTTCACAGTTCATCAAATATTATAGCCACATTTTTCGCAAAAACAGCAACTACACCAACTACACTTGAAGCTATGTTTGATTTTCAATGAGTTAACCAAAAACGAGGTGTAGTTGACCCTCGAAAATGTGTAGTTAGTGTAGTTGGAGTCACCGCAAGTGTAGTTGAATGTAGTTGGAGTGTAGTTCTTCAACTACACCGCAACTACACCTTATTTCGTTAATATTCATTTATTTACTTCAAGTGTAGTTAGTGTAGTTAGTGTAGTTGGGGTTTTTCGTTTCCTCAGCAAAATAATTTTTCACTAATTTACGTAATTTATTGAAGAACTACAATAGATAGCACAAGATAAACATTTATTCTATTTAAAAGTATGTAAAAATAGTTATTTTACTTGTGCCAAATTTTGGCACAACCACTCCGTTTTTCCTCATTTTCCCCATTTCCCCCGAAAATCACCCTCTTGGTGAAAATCGTAAGCAAATCCACTCTTTTTGCTTATGGTTTTCGCTTTGGCCCTTTGAAATCCCCATTCCACCCACTTTCCTCCAATAAAAATCGTAAGGGCGGACGAAGATTAACCCTCTTCATTGGCCCTTA